CGTTACCCGAGACAGTACCTGTGATTACCAATATCAGCGATAAACCAGTAGTAAGTCGATTAACATTTGATGATGTTGATAGAGCTTTGACAGACGATGGAAAAGTTGAAGAAATTGATGCACCCAAGACAATTGAACGATTGGAGGAAATCAGCGTGGCACGCAATTTTCAACGCAAACTGGATGAGGCGGAAGACGATGATGATGATGACAGACTGAAAATTGGCGAAGACATGGACAGCATGAGCCTTGGATTCACAGACTTGAACCCAGATTCGTTCTCGAATGACATTATCAAATTGGATTTTGATGAACTGTAGGGGAACTACGTTCCCCCTACGACCCCCTCCTTTATTTATGCTGGATTTTGATGAACTGTAGGGGAACTACGTTCCGCTTCGCTTACCACTTTCGAACCCTCCTTTTATTTTATATTATTTTAAAAAATAAAATAATATCTCTAATCAAATACGCTTCATAAACTAAGGAGGGATCATAAGGGAACCGTAGGTTCCCTTACCGGAAATAAACCATTTTCGGGTTTATAAACAATTTGTATCCATTGTTATACAATTCTAAATTCAAACATACATGTTCGCACACCACTGGCTTATCATATCCGGAATTTGATTTCCAAAATATATTTTCCTCCAAATAACCATTTGGAAATTTGGTGTCTGGTTTCTCGATGAGTCCTTTATATTTATCATTTAACCTACTATTACTAACAATGTTTTTGTAAAATGTTTTTACCGCATCATTCACAATGCAATCGTATCTGTATTTTTGGAAAATTTCTCTTTTGAAAATACCGATTCCTCCAAATGCCGAACAAGTCGGTATAAGTGCGGTTTCATTCAAGAAATTCAAATTGGTCTTCATATTATTCCAAAAATGTTCGCCGACAATTTCCGGGCCAAAACACAAGTCCGGATTTGCGAGTGTCCTTAGTGCATACATATCATAATAGGTGCGGTTTGGATTAATACCATTTGCGTAAATCACGTCCCATGACAATGTTTGTGTAAAGCTGTCGTTAATTCCGTCAATTGACCAGCCATTTGAATCTAGGTCTATCCAAACCACATGGGTGAATGTGTCGTATTCGGGTTTCGAAATCTCGTCGATTACCCGGTTTCTTGCGTTTGCGATTTGTTCGATTCTGCATGGATGATCACTTCCCGTGATTTCTTTATAACTCCAGATTCGACTGGTTTTACGGATTGTCTCAGGGTCAATGTCTTCTGAGATGATTTTTGCGGTTTTGTACTTTTTCAACAATTCTTTGGTTCCATCCGTTGAATTGTTTTCATAAATAACGAGTTTGTATGCATTGAATTGCTCGCCGGTTTTTATCGCCAGGTTCATGTTTGCCTCGAGTTTGTCGACGCAGTTTTTCACGACTCCGCATATTATTGCATTGGTTTGTTGCATATGGAATATTATAAAACGTTTTTTTAAATCCTTTAAAGGGAACCAAGGTTCCCTTTATGCGGTCAGAAACGCACTTTTTCAAAATCATTGATTATATAGAATGGAAGCCATTGTTGCCATAATTATTGTTACGACCGTTCTCTACATTTTAGCAAAAATGATAGAGATGAAATATGTGGATAAGGAGATGCGTCCTTTGAAGGAACTCATTCGCGATGCGACCATTGTTGCGGTTTCAGCCGGTGTTTCCACATTTGCCGTGTTTTCGATGAACAAATCGATGAATGGGTTCTTTAGTGCAATGACCGAACAGACCAGTTTGCCCACGGTTGCCGCGGTTTTTACCGACAATCCGGAATTTTAAAGGAAACCTACGGTTTCTCTTAGACTCTTCCCTTTATTTGAAATTATTCTTTTTATTATTTGCTTTACACCTTTTTACATTTCAAACGCCGACTTTTATATAATATCAATTATATAAAACTCACTTATATATCTTCTTGACTTTTCGTGTTTTATTCTTTGGAACATACTTTTCTGGTCTGTCATAAGCACCCTTAAATATATTTTCATACTTTTCTTTTGATATTTCACTAATAACTTTCTGTATATTTTCCTTCAAATTCTCATATTTTAATCCTTCTAATTTTTGTAATCTGGATTTCAACATACTAAAATAATTTTCTATAGAATTAGTGAAGTGTTGGTAAGGAACAGCATACAAAATATTATTATGTTTACTTATTAATGCTTTTATTCTTTCGTTTCTATGAGCGGAAGCATTATCCAATATAATAAGTTTATTTCGTAGTTTACTTGTTATATTATGTTCTAAAAATTCAATCAACCTATCTGTAGTTATTCCACCTTTTTCGTATAAATCCCAATTGACAACTCCATTTACAGAAATAGCAAATACGCCTGTATATTTTTTGAATACTTCTTGTGATTGTGTCTTTATGACACATCTTTTTCCTTTTTGACTATAACAATGATTTCTTTTCTGTAAAGATTTTATACTTGTTTCATCAATACAAATAATATCCTCTATTTTATACTTTTTGACCTCTTCATAAAATTCTTTTATTTTGGAATTTATATCAATATCTTTACCGAAACGCTTTGTAGGTTCATGTCTTATTCTTGTTAATTTCAAAGTAATATTATTATCATTAATTACTCTAAAAATTTGAGTTGTAGATAAATCAACATCTTTATAGGTTTCCTTTAATTTTTCGGTTAATTCGTATAATGTAATTGTTTTATTCTTTTTGATCTCATCTAATAAAAATTTGACATATTCCTTTTTGACTTTATATGCAACTGGTTTTCTATAGTGAATATTTACATTTCCTTCTTTTTTATATTGTTGAACCCAACGCATCAAACTTCTTGGTGTACATTTGAAAATTCTACAGGTTTCTAATTGAGAAGTATCTTCTGTCAAATAATAATTTACAGCAGATAATTTATAATCTTCGCTCTTATGGTTAGTCATATATAATATGAATAAAAATTAATATAAATGTATTTTAATTAATAGTATATATTATGAATATCCAAGAAATAGATAAGGGACTTCAATTATGGGGTTTAAAAATTAAACTGATAATGTCATTGAAATATTATTTAATTAATACTTCTAATACTGAACTATCTTGTTTTTATAGAGTATTAGATTTATTGAAACAAAAATATAGTGATGCGAATGATTTTAATTTTATTGAACAAGGTATACGATGTAATATTCAAAATTATAGTAATACCATTATTAATGCTATAAATAATATTTCATCATATATACATAATTGTAATAATGAAGATTTATTGAAAGATATATTAAATAGTATTACTACTGGTATAAATCATAATTTTAGACAAGAACAATTAGAAAGATTAATCATAGAAAATACAAATATTACATTAGAACAGAATAATTCTTTGGAACGAATTGAAGAAAATACAAATAATATGTAATAAAATTGAAACTATTAATTATATAAAATTATTTATATAACTAATAAAATGAGTAAGTGTGAACACGGAAAAAGAAAATCAAGATGTATTGATTGTGGAGGTAAAGATATATGCGAACATAAAAAATATAAATATAGTTGTAAAGAATGTGGTGGTAAAGGTATATGTCAACATGGTAGAGAAAAATATAGTTGTAAAGAATGTGGTGGTAAACGTTTTTGTCAACATAATAGAGAAAAACAAAGATGCAAAGAATGCGGAGGAAGTCAAATTTGTGAACACGGAAAAGATAAATCTATATGTAAAGAATGTGGCGGAAGTCAAATTTGCGAACATAATATACAAAAACAAAGATGCAAAGAATGCGGAGGAAGTCAAATTTGTGAACACAATAAAATAATATCAACTTGTAAAGAATGTGGAGGAACACAAATTTGTAAACATAATAAACGTATCCAACTTTGTAGAGATTGTCATGGTTCAATATTTTGCGTTCATGATAAGCAAAAAGCAATATGTAAAGAATGTGGCGGAAGTCAAATTTGCGAACATGGAAAAGAAAAAAGATATTGTAAAGATTGTAATGAATATACAAAATGCGAACATGGAAAAGAAAAATATAGATGTAAGGATTGTGGAGGAACTCAAATATGTGAACATGACAAAAGAAAGGATCAATGTATTATTTGTAGTGATGTTTTATGTGAACATAATAAAAGAAAACAAGTTTGTGTAGAATGTGGTGGAAGTCAAATTTGCGAACATAACAAAGTAAAAACAAGGTGTAAATTATGTGGTGGTTCTGCTTTGTGTAAAACCCCATTTTGCGAATCCAGATATAACCCAAATCCCAAATATCAGGGGCATTGTGTATACTGCTTTATTCATTTATTCCCAGATGAACCAAATACTCGTAATTATAAAACCAAAGAAAAAGATGTCGTTGACATAATTACCCAAACATTCAACCATTTCACTTGGGTTGCCGATAAAAAAGTACAAGATGGGTGTTCCAGAAGAAGACCTGACCTATTATTAGATATGGGTTCACATATAATAATAATGGAAGTAGATGAAAATAAACATACAGATTATGATTGTAGTTGCGAACATAAACGATTAATGGAACTTTCACAAGATTTACAACATAGACCAATTATATTTATCAGGTTCAATCCAGATGACTATGTAAACCAAGAAGGTGTATTAGTAAAATCCTGTTGGAAGTTAAATAAATTGGGTGTGATGCAAATTCCAAAAACAAAACAAAAAGAATGGGAAGAACGAATTGAAGCATTAAAACAACAAATTCAATACTGGATAGATAATCCAACAGAAAAAACGATAGAAATCGTAGAATTGTTCTATTAAATAGTTGTATGTTTTGTATCATTATGTAGTTTAAATAATCCTTTTGAAAAATTACCAAAATCACACGCTTCGCAATAATATTTAAACTCTTTTTTTCGTTCTTCCTTATTCGCATGATTATTTAAATAATGTAGTTTCATATTGGTTGAACTTGTTGTAGAATAAACACATAATTTACATTGTGGATCTAATTTTTTATCTTTTCTGGGTTTTCTTATACCATTATTTTTATGCTTATCGTTTTCTATATGTTGCTTCCAATGTGATTGATATAAACAAGTATAATTACATATATTACAATGGTAATTTTCTTCAATTGGTTCTGTTTCCATTTTATTATATAGACAACATAAATTATATTTAAATATTTTGCGTAAAAAATACTTAAATAAAAATAATATAATACTATATAAAATGAAAAAGAAGAAAAAGGAAGAATTCAAAGAGTTTAGGAATAATGAAAAGTCTGCTTACAAGACATTCAAAATTCCACTAAAGAGCATTTTGCTAAATCGTGATACTATGCATCCGTTAATAAATAATTTAGTTTTTGAAATGAATGATTTAGTTATTCATACTTATCAATTTATTCGGTTGTATATTTTACATCAATATACAAACAATCTACACTTACCATCTATAAATGAAAATTTTATTCTATATTGTGTCAAATCATTAGGAATTCGTGATAATAGAGGTAAGAAAGGAAAAGATACTGACCTTTTGGAAAAATTAGATACTTTTTACAAGACAGAATATCAACCTCTATTGAACCATGTAAAAACTAATTTGAAAAATACAAGCTATTTATTACCATATTTAGCAACACAAATTCATACTTCTCTTCATAATAATTTTCAGGAACATTTTATTCAACACTTTTTACGATTTATTAACAAAACTACAAATGAAATTACTGAAGATAAACCTATTTTATTACAATTCAAAAAGAACCTTATGGAACTAAAAGAAACTGACGAAAAATTTAATGAATGGAAACAACTGCACTTACCAAATGTTTTACCAAAAGACATTAAGAAATCAATTCACTATGACATTAAAGTTAGACCTTTTGAGTATTTGAAAGGAATGTTGTATATGAATTCTGTGTTGGAAAAAATGGAAAGTAAATTATTTCAACCATTACCATTGAGAAACAATATTATTCCAAAACATATTATTTTGGATACTGCAAGTTTGATAAATTTGTTTTGCCCTGAAAAAGATAAAGAAGGAAAAAAGGTGAAAAAAGGTGAATTATTGAGTAATGTAAAAGACAGCCAAAATGAAGTATGGAATAACTTTTTGGATTTGAGAAACAGAATATTCAAAAATAAAAATTACCAGTTTCATAATCAAATCCAAACAGACGGAATTAGTTGTTGTCTATTATTTATTAGAAAAGATTTGAAGGATAAAAAATGGGGTTCAAAAGTTCCTACTTTACAAGAACAAGAATTCCATACTATAGAAGATTTATCCAAAGAACAATTAGATACTTTGAAACATAGAAATATAGTTGGTTGTGATCCTGGAAAAAGAAATCTTGTCTATATGATGGATAAAAATGGAAACAAACTACAATATACAGCACCACAAAGAAAAAGAGAAAGTAAAGCAAAAACAAACCAGCGAATTTTATTAGTTGAAAAAAACCGAAACGGAATTATTCAAAAAGAAACTGCGTTATCTTTACAAAATAGTAAATCAGTTGATTATGACAAATTCAAAACATATTTGGTAGAAAAAAATAAATTAAACAAAGAAACCATAGAATTTTACAAAAGAGAAACATGGAGAAAAATGAAATTTCGCCAATATAGTTATGGTAAAAAATCCATAGATACATTCCTAAATAAAATCAAAGAAACTTTTGGAGAAAATATATTAATTGGATATGGAAATTGGAGTAGGTCAACACAAATGAAATATTTTATGCCTACGATGAATAAAGGATTAAGAAAATTAATCCATAGAAAATACGACACAATTACCATAAATGAATGTAATACAAGTAAGAAATGTTGTGGGTGTCATAACGATTTGAAATATTATAAGGATAAAGAAAACAAACAGGTATTTCGCCTATTAGTTTGTTCTAACTGCGTGAGTTGCGAAAACAAAAAAATCGTATTTAGAACAAGGGATGCAAATTCCGCAATAAACATAATGAATTTAACTGAAACTTGGATTAAAACCCAACAACGACCATTATGTTTTCAAATTTCGTCTTTCACATCTTCAAGTAAAAATGAAGATGAAAAAGTAAGACCATCGTAGGTGAAATTCCTACTATTGATTTTACACTTTTTATTATTTTTGTGTCGTTAGGTCGGCGTTTGAAATGTAAAAAGGTGTAAAAACCTATTATAAAATTGAAATCTTATATTGCAAGTAATAAATCATTATATATGGATGAAGTGTTTGGGAAAAGACAGGAACAATAAACAATGCCGAAATTATGGCTCACCATTTTGCAAGAACCACCAGTATATGAATGAATATACAAGCGAAATGATGGATGCAATACAATTCTGTAAAGGGTGCAACAAATGGAAACATTTACCTTCAGGCAAAAATCAATGTTTGCCATGTGGAGAAAGAGGCGCAGAAAATCGCGCAAAAGCAAAAAATGACGTGGTTTTGTGCAAATCTGATGGTTGCACATTCAAGAAATCCGATGAAAATGATTATTGTGGAAAACATCAACTGTGTTTGTTTGTGGATGAATGTTTGACTGAAGGAATGAAACCGTGTGCAAAGTACTTGAAAGGGTGTCGTGCGAAACTTGGTTCAGATTATGCCTTCAAAAGTTGTCGAGATTGTTTGGAGAAGGAAAGAGAAAGAGATAAGGCAAAGAGGTCTGCTGTCACTGGAGAAATTGTTGATGGAAATAAACAATGTACGGTTTGTTGTAAATTCAAACCGGTTAATGAGTATTTTGAAACAAAAACGTGTTTGCAGTGCAGAGAAGAATTCAAAAAACAAAATGAGAAAAGAGACAAAGAACATGTGAATGAAATTCAACGAATTGCATCGCAAAAACCGGAGAGAAAGGCTACAAAAAATGAATGGGTAAAAGCAAATCCTGAAAAAGTTGCATTTAAAAATTTAAATTGCCGAAATCGTGATTATCCAGGAAGTATTGATTTAACAAAAGAACAATTTGAAACTATAATAAAAGATCCGTGTTATTACTGCGGAATTATGCAAGAAAAAGGTTTTAATGGAATTGACCGTATGGATAGTACCAAAGGGTATGAAATTGATAATTGCGTAAGTTGTTGCACGGATTGTAATATGATGAAAGGTGCGGTGGATAATATAACATTTATTAAGCGTGTTGAACATATTCTAACACATAATAGTATGCTGAAAGATGGAAAAAAATATCAAGACGCATTTGCAAATCATAAGGGAGCAACAATCTCTATGTATAAATATAATGCAGAACGGCGTGGTTATTCTTTTGAATTATCTGAAGAACAATATTATAAATTAATTCAGGAAAATTGTTATATTTGTGGAAAAAAAACAAATGAAAATCATACAAATGGTGTTGATAGATTTGATAATGAACAAGGATATACATTTCATAATTCAAATGCATGTTGTGGTGAGTGCAATATTATGAAAAAAGAAATGGATTATTCGGTATTTATGGATAAACTTAAAAAAATATACGAAAATTGTTCAAAAAAAGAAATGAAACCACCGAGCATTTGTGTTGTAAGTATATTAAATCATAATAAAAATAAATTAAATTCATACGAACGTAAAGCAATAACACAATTAAAGAAAGATGCACGGCTCAAATGTTAATTTATAAAACGGATTTAATAAAAAACTTTTTATTTTTTAATTTTTTATTAAATTTTTAAAGGATATGCAACAAATTTGATATCAATGACAACATTGCCACTGCATAATATGGTGCAAATTTAAGAGCTGTAAGCCACGCCGCACATACCGGCCATCACCCTTAAAACATTGTAAGAGTAAGCATACACTCTGACCTTAGCAGTCGAGGTTCCGGCAACGGTTCCGGAAGACAGCACCAACTGGAGTGTGGCGTTATCGATTCTGGAGAAGTTGCACGACCCTGAAGGCTGGTGTTCCTCAGGCCTTAGAGCGAAAGAATACACGTTGATGCCGGTATCAGGGGCACGAGTGTGGTGCTGGAAGGGCTGAACAACGTCGAAGTAAGAACCCTCTCTCTCGGAGATACGGTCCTGGCCGTTAAGCTGGAGCTTAGCGGTGACGACAGGGTTCTCACCCCAGCAGTGGAGGTGGAGGGCAGTCTCAGCAAGAACGAAAGTTCCGGCATCGGACAGGGCAGATCCAGAGGGGACAGCACCATCGGCGTTGAAAACACCGGCAGCGGTGTGCCAGTCCTGGTTGGCGTTCATCGCACCGCCAGAGACGGCATCAGTGGCACCGGCCATCTGGAAGACACCTCCAGAAATGAAGGCGTTGGCACCAGAGGTCTCCGTGGGGCCTCCGAAGACGTGGATCGAGGGAGGGAGAGCATCAATGGCATCGGTGTAGTTGAAGGGCTGGGCGCCGAGGACCTTGAACAAGGTTGAGTTGCCCTCGAGGGAGGCGCAGTAATCAACGTTGGCATCGGGCTGGACAACCCAGATGAGCTCCTTGCAGGGGTGGTTGAAGTTGATCTTGATCTTATTACTAGAAGATCCAACAGACTCGTCACCAGTGTACTGGAGTTGCTCAATGAGGTACTCATGGGGGTTCTGGGCCATCTTTCTGCGCTCGTCAGTATCCAAGAAGATGAAATCAACGTAGATGGAGGCGGCAACAAGGGACTGCTGGTAGGCAGTGGTGACAGCCAAAGAGGTACCATTGGTGTTTCCAACAATGTCTCTGACAGCCCACAAGCACTCACCAATGGGTCTGAAATCGATGTTGATCTTAACCTCGTGGTACTGGAGAGCAACAAGGGGTAAAGCCAAACCAGGGTTTCTGCAGAACCAGAAAAGGAGGGGAATGTACAAGGTGGTCTCAGGGAGAGCCTTTCTAGGGGCGCAAACCTGGCCGGGGCCTCCAGTGGAAGCGCAGGGTCCGTTGATGTCGGCGAAGGCGGGGTCAGTCATGTAGGTGAGCTGAGTGGTGTGGCCGATCATCTTGTAGTAGCCAGCCTGCTGCTCAGCAGACAGGGTAAGCTGGTTCCAGATGTGCATCCAGTCACCATATTGGCGGTCAATTCTCTGGCCTCCAATCTCAACCTCAACCTGGGCAATGAGTTGCTCACCGGGGTAGTCCAACCAACGGGCATAGACCGGGCCGGTTCCAGAAGCGCCCATGGACTGGTTAATCTCGGGGAGAGTAACCTGGACATAGGTGCGGTAAGCAAGATCTCCATTTCTGGAGATGGTGCAACTAACACGGCGACCAAAATCAGCCTGGCCGTTGAAAGTCTGCTCGATGGACTCCATCGCGAAGTTGGTGTGGCGTCTGTAAGACACCTTCCAGAAAGTAATCTCGGGGTTTCCAGTAAGGAAAACATCTTGTGCGCCGTAGGCGACTAATTGCATAAGTGCTCCTCCCATTTTTTATATAATCTAAAAATATAATTTCTCCTAAATCTGAGCGAAAAGACGTAAAAAATGGTGGATTTCTCTACATTTAAGGGAAATCTACGATCCCAGTTTGAACCTTCCCTTACATAAGCATAGATGTAGGATTTACAAAATGCATTGTGCAATTGTAGAAACACTAAATCGGATTTCACCCCTGATTCAATATTTAGGGAACAAAAAATATGTAATTTTATTTTAAAGATGCCGACAATTTGCAAAAAAGACACTTGCAGAAATCCGGCAGTTTATGGATTTTGTTTTGGAAAACCCCTTTTCTGTTCCGACCATAGAGAAGATGGCTCAAAGAATACAAGGATGTTGGAGCCTGGATTACCAACCAGTTCTGGAGAGAAAATTTGTGCAAGTTGTTCTAAAAAAAATGTGGTCCAGAGGTATAAAGGGCATTGCAAACATTGTTACATCAAAACGTTCCCATTGGACCCACTTTCTCTGCAGACCGTGTATAAATCAAAGGACACTGTTATCCAAAAGTTTATTGATTCCAAGTTTGATGGGTTTGTTCACGGAGCTAACACAAGTTGGATCCAAATCAATGGAATCGTTCTAAAAATTATATTTGGAGAAGGAGATGATGATGATTCAAATAATGAAAAAAACATAGTTATTAAGTTTAACCCCAATAAATATGAGAATGGCAAGAATCCAATGTTGTACACTAGATTGCCAGATTTGGAAAAGGAGATTTCAAGACAATTTGAGAGAATGATGAATGGATAAAGGGAACTCGTCTAAGGGAACTCGTCTAAGGGAACTCGTCGTTCCCTTATAATCCCATACTTTAAAGGGAAGAGTCAAAGAGAAACCGTAGGTTTCTTTTAAAGGGAAGAGTCAAAGAGAAACCGTAGGTTTCTTTTAAAGGGATGAATTCTCTGCAATGAATTTCTCTAAATAGTCTTCCATAAAAACTTCTTTCTTTCCGTCGTGGGATTTTTGGAAAATATATTTGCCATCACGTTTCTTCACATTCCACCCTTTCTCTACACAATTGAATATAAAAAGCATTTTGTGAAATGACTTTGCATCAATGTCAGATGTATCAACTTTGGTTCGAATCATTGTTAAAATATAGTCTCACATAAATTTCATTAAGAGAACGTAAGGAAATTGTAATAATATCCCTTTTAGTATGGGATTATAAGGAGGAACCGTAAGGAAATTGTAATAATATCCCTTTTAGTATGGGATTATAAGGAGGAACCGTAAGGAAATTGTAATAATATCCCTTTTAGTATGGGATTATAAGGGAACGACGAGTTCCCTTAAAAGAATATAAAATCTCGTATTCTATATTATTTAGGAAATGACAGACCCCCTTTTGAAAGAAGACACATCTCGCTACGTAATGTTCCCAATTATAGACGATGACATATGGAAGATGTACAAGAAGCAGGTAGATTGTTTTTGGCGCGTTGAGGAAATTGATTTGTCCAAGGATTTAAGTGATTGGGCAAAGCTTACTGAAGACGAACAGTATTTTATTTCGATGGTTCTGGCATTTTTCGCGGCTAGCGACGGAATTGTTATGGAAAATTTAGCAACCCGATTTATGGCCGATGTGCAGCTTTCTGAAGCCCGCGCGTTCTATGGGTTCCAGATCGCAATGGAAAACATCCATTCCGAGATGTACAGTGTACTCATTGAAACCTATATTAAAGACAAAGTGCAAAAACACAAGTTATTCAATGCAATCGAGACGTGTCCTTCCATCAAGAAAAAAGCAGACTGGGCAAGGCGCTGGATTGGATATGAAGCCAGTACAGAAACCTTTCCTACACGACTTGTTGCATTTGCCTGTGTAGAAGGTATTTTCTTCAGCAGTAGTTTCGCAGCCATTTATTGGATCAAGAAGCGTGGAATCATGCCTGGATTAACTCTTTCTAATGAATTCATAAGTAGAGATGAGGCACTACATTCCGAATTTGCGGTTCTTATTTATTCGAAGCTCCACCAGAAAATAGATAAGTCAAAAATTGTGGAAATTGTGAAAGAGGCGGTGGAGATTGAAAAAGAATTTATTACTGAGTCGTTGCCATGTCGTTTAATTGGGATGAATGCCAAATTGATGACCCAGTATATTGAGTTTGTGGGCGACCGTCTATGTTTACAACTTGGAATTGATAAGATTTATGGCAGTGCAAACCCTTTTGATTTTATGGAACTCATTAGTTTGGAGAGCAAATCCAATTTCTTTGAACGCACAGTATCCGAGTATGCGATGGCAAACAAAGAGGTTGCAAATAACGTGTTTGACCTTGTGTGTGAGTTCTAAGTAGGGCGTAAACTTGTTGACCTACGGATTCAGCGCAAAGCGCTTCCGCCCCCTACAACCCCCTCTCTTTTAAGGGAACGTAGTTCCCTTATGATCCCTCCTTTTACACCTTTTCTCATTCAAAATGCCCATTTTGTGGGCATTTATGAGTGGGGAAAGTGTTGCATATTGCGCATCTTCGATGCGAAATGGTGTAAAAGGAACCGTAAATTGTTTATGATTATGTGGATATAAATTGTTTTGATTATTGAAAAAATTCTTATAAAATTGAAATTTTTATTATCTGCAATACAGATAATAAAAAAAAATATAAAATGACTGCCAAATACACCGAATCGCAAATCACCGAATTGAGGCAATATGCCGAATTTTATGATTTATCATCAATAAACGAAGCAATTAATTACTGCACCAAATGCCACTTTTGTGGAAAAAAATGCGACATGAGCATTCACATACACTCTCATAATTATTGCAAAAAACATTGTGCCGACCTGAGCGAAGATTTTAATTACTGTTGTTTTAGAGGTGAATCGTGCAAAATATGCAGTAACTACTCCATCTGTACGGGCAAATTGATAAGTGCTGGATATACAATTGACCAATGCAATAAAAGGCTTTCTTCGGAAAAGGAATTCACATACAAACTCAAAAGTAACAATTCTGCTGTAACTTTTGAAACCAAAATATTGTCAAAAACAATTTCCACTGGAAAACCGGCAACCATTTCACATATTGTCAAATACAAGTCAAGCACATTTATTGCTCAACTCAATTATGATGACAAAGAAAACATTGTGGAGGATGACTACATTAATAGCAATGTCTATAACATTTCCATAAAGGATTTGGGTGAAGTGTTAATGTCATACACAGAAATTCATAATAAAGATTTATATTCAAAAGAAGAAATAGAAGAAATAGAACACAGTATTTTAGAAACAAATGGTTGGAAACAAGAGCTCGACACCTACTACGAAATTTTCGATGGTTGTTCGTTGGAACCTGTTCGAAAATATTCAGAAGTTGTAAAATCGTCGTCTTGCTAATCCAAATATTTATCAAATAATTTTCTAAAATTTTTTATTGATTTATCTTGGTCCCCCAATTCCAGATTGAATTCCGTAATGTCCATATTCACCACGTTCAAATTTTTCATAATTTTGTCAACAATGGGTTTTATGGCTTTTGTCTTAACACCTGCAGGTGCAGTTGTTCCTGTGCTTGACATTTCTTCTGGATCCAATCCATCAACGTCAAATGAAAAATGGACTGGGTCTTTTCCTACAAATTCTTTGATTTTTGAGTAAGTTTGTGAAGGGTTCTCATTGATTTCTCTAGACTTAATGTATTGAATTTTCTTCTCTTTTAAAACTAGTTTCTCTCCATTGTCCAAATCACGGATGCCTAAATAAAGAATGTTTTCAAATTTGAGGTCGGGAACAGTATACAAAAATGGAAACATGTCGTAGTCGCTCTCTAAACCTGTTAGAAACGCGAGAGGCATTCCGTGGTAATTTCCACTGGGTGATGTTTTGCAAGTATTGATGTCGCCATGTGCGTCAAACCAAATGACCTTGAGTGCCGACCCGTGTTTTTCCAACGATGCACCAACGGTTGCAATTGCCATGGAGTGGTCACCGCCAATATTGATGGTGTTTTTTTTGCATTGTACATTTGCGTTAAACAATTTGTGCAGATTTTCAGAAAGCAGTTTGGTTCTTGGTTCTACATTGCTATTTCTGGTTTTTATAAGGGTACCCCGATTACCAAAAAAATTGTATAAATATTTGCAGGTGAGATCGAGACCGGGTTTTTTTTGACCCATTAAGCTTGGAAAATATATACGATGCATTATATATTATATTTTACGTGTTTATTTTTTTAAAAGAAACCTACGGTTTCTTTTTGACTCTTCCCTTAGTAGGGAACCAACGGTTCCCCTACGACCCCTCCATTAAAATAAACCTACTAGTATGGGATTATAAGGGCGGAAGCTTCGCTGAGAGTTCCCTTAATTTGGTTTTCAACTTCTCTAGGTAAAGAATTGCATCCATATGTTCTTCCTGGGCGTGCTGAATCCAATCCAGAGCAGATAAATCGTCGCGGTCCAATGTTGTTCCGTATTTTTGTAGTCCAATGTTAGAACGGCCAATGAAAGCACTAATAACACTATTTACAATAGAGTCTGCACAATATGAATTGATAATGGTTTGTGAAGATTTATCTTCCGGTTGTGAAGATTTATCTTTTTGAAGGAAGGAATTTGGAGGCATAAGCGAAGCTGAACCCATGGGTTCTCCCACAATTTGCGGAATAATCGCAATCTTCTGATCCTGCGACAAATCACTATATCCTTCCTTCTGGTACCCTAAATAATGATTGAACATATACCATTGTGATGTTGGCATAATAGTTTTCCACAAAATATCATTTTGATAAACCCAATGCTGTTTGGTTGAATACAAGTTCTCTACATTGGATTTGAACAGAGTGCTCAGTTCCAACATCATTGATCGATTAACCAAATACCCTGCGCCATTACCAGATGACGAGATTTTAGAAATTAGTTGATTAGTTGGTTCAGAAACGACCGCCGCGCACGTAGTCAGCATTACGACATCCCATGCAATATTTAATTCGAAGAATGCCTTGATATCCGCATGGATTTTGGTTACATCATCAATAAAAATAAAGTCGTCTTCTAATATTAAAACATTTTGCAAATCCATATCGTAGGCCATTTCCAAAACATTTGCGTGGCTCAGCAAACAACCCGAATTGGGACAACCATTGTAAGAAGAGGCGGGAAACCGGATGATTTTGTCTTGGGGGAAACCGACACGTTCAAATTCTTGTAAAAGAGCCGACCTTCGGTCGGCACGGGCATCCATGTTTATATATATAATTTTATCGATTTTATCCATTACTAAGTAATTATTACTAATGGATTGTTTTTATATCATTGAATTGTTTCATGCATAATTTGGCAATGCATCAATGTCGAAAGCATTTACAGTTGCTTCGCAAACATATTTCTTGAAAATATCCAATTTTAACTGGTTTAAAGGAACTAAGTTGTTCACGGTTCGCGCAATCATTTTATACAGTTTGAAATCTGGGTATCTCTCTTGACCACTGGTTTTATAAAGAACACTTTTTCCATGGTCATCATTGCACCAGGAATCCACCAACTTCTGCAATTGACTTTTCACCTCGTCATCTCTGCAAATATAGTCGTAGAGAGAACATCCAAGACGGCACAAATCAAAGCTAGGGTTCGGGTCAATACGCGGTTTCTTCTCGTTGAAATAAGGCTCGCAATTGTACTGGGTTGCAGCATCGCCATTTGGCGAAAAACTATCACTGCAAAATATTTTGCCACCAAATCGGTAAATTGCTCTTCCAAAATCAATTAATTTAAATATGCGACCATTGGTAGGAACTTTATAACAAACCCCGTCAATCTTATAATATAAAAACTCCTCATCGGTCTCTACATACATGATATTATTAGTGTGCAAATCATTGTGGGTGAAATCAAACACTTTTTGGTAAGTGGCTAACAACAAAACAATTTGCAAAAGTGCTTCTACAAAAGCATCGTCTTTCAGTTTTCTTTGCATAATTAATTCATCCAACGTGCCTTTGCATTTTTCCTGGAAAATGAGCTGAATCGGGAACTCTTTCAAATAGCTGAACATGGTTTCTTCTTCTTCGTCAAAAATGCTTTCATCGGACCCAGATTTTGATTCAGACTTGGATTCAGATTCAGTTTCCCAGTTGTCTTCTTCTTCAGTTGTTGCTGAGTTGGAGTCACTGCTATCACTGTCACTGTCACTGTCACTGTCACTGTCACTATCACTATCATTTATATCCGGTTTAGACTCGGAAACATATTCAACCGCAATGGATAAAGATTCATCGACAACCGTGGATGCATCAACAAGAGCAGATGCATCGAGAGATGCATTTATTTCTTCTACTTCCAAATCAATTTCCAAATCTTTGATACTTAGCTTCTTCTTATTGGTTCTTGAACCTTCTCCTGAATATTCGCGCAAAATAATTGATGCGTCTTCATCCAATGTGAAATGTTTATTAATATTGTTCATAAAAAAAGTATTGTTTGTTAAAAAATCCACGTCATCCGCAATATTGTATTTAAAATTTTGTTGCACGGCGAGTGCAGATCCATAATATTCCACACCATGAACCCAGTCATGCGCATCCTTCATCATGGATGTCAAATAAGAGAAAAACCCGTCAACATAAGATGAATTGTTCACATCCAGCACTTTGGGTAAAGAGGTTTCCACAGTTGACCCAAGTTTAGGAAGTGTTTTGAAAACAGATTTTTCTAAATCATATTTTCCACGCAAATAGTTAAGAGGGTCCAAAAGTGGAGAGAATTTGACAAAGATGTCTTTTTCCACCAGTTTATCTTCATTATCGGTCACTGTTTTCAAATCATGAATATGGTATTTGTGGTTTAGTGCAATCCGGTTGTAATTGGTTTCATCCATTTCAAAAAAACGACTATAAATTGGATTATAGGATTGAATTTCGCTGATATCCGACATGTCTAAATTATTTTTTTTGGCTTTTTTATAAAAAATACTAAATTTGGACTCCATTTATATTTTACGCTAAAAGATAAATTTAGGTGTATTGAACTAATCGTTTCAAACCATCATTTTTTATCTTTATTTTACATATATTATTTAACTTTTAAAAATGACACTTGAATTAAGAAAATTTGATATGCGTGCAATCACATTTGACCCGAAAGAAAATAAAGGTCCCGTCATTGTACTCATTGGACGTCGTGACACCGGCAAAACCTTTTTGGTCAAAGATTTACTGTATCATCACCAGGATATTCCCATCGGCACCGTTATTTCCGGGACAGAAGCAGGTAACGGTTTTTACGGAAAATTGGTTCCCAAACTTTTCATCCACGAAGAATACAACACCATTTTGATAGAGAATGTTTTGAGACGACAAAAAGCAGTGATGAAACAGTGTCAGGCTGAGATGGAAACTTACAAAAAGTGTTCTATTGACCCGCGCACCTTCGTCATTCTTGATGATTGTTTGTACGATAACAGCTGGACCAAAGATAAGTTGATGAGATCATTGTTCATGAACGGAAGACATTGGAAGGTAATGTTGATCATCACGATGCAATACCCATTGGGTATCCCGCCCAATCTCCGCACCAATATTGATTACGTTTTTATTTTGCGAGAGAATTATTTATCCAATCGTAAGAAGATTTGGGAGAACTATGCGTCTATGTTTCCCACACTGGAGTCATTCTGCACTATTATGGACCAAACAACCGAGAATTACGAGTGCATGGTGATATCCAACAATGCCAAATCCAACAAGATTAACGACCAAGTGTTCTGGTATAAGGCAGCAGACCGCCCCGATTTCAAATTGGGGTCAAAAGAGTTTTGGGAACTCTCGAAGAATTTGGCTGACGATGATGGAGATGAATATGACCCAAATGCAAAAAGAAAGGCAAAGGGGAATAATATTATGGTGAAAAAAACCACAGGAAAGTGGTAAATTGCTTAATAGATTATTGCTTAATATTTTATTAAGCAATAAACATACTTAAAGACAAAATAATAAAATACTATATAAAATGCAAACCCTAAATATAGTTGAACTTATTGAAAAAAATCCAATTTGCAAACTTTCAACCGAATGTAATAATAAATTAATAACAAAAATTACAGAAAAATTTACAAATTTTGAACAGCAAATGTTTATAAGCAGTTTTTATTGTTATCTGAATTATGATAAAACTGTAGATTTTGTAGTTGATTTGGATAAAATTTGGAATTGGTTGGGATTTTCTTCAAAGCAAAATTCAACACGAGTTCTTGAAAAATGTTTTATAAAAAATGAAGATTATAAAGAAATCTTGCTTATCCAAAATGATAAGCAAGAAAAAAAAAATCACGGTGGTAATAATGCAATAAAGATTATGTTAACAGTTCGTTGTTTTAAATCACTTTGTCTCAAAGCACAAACAAAAAAAGCTTATGATATTCACGACTACTATTTAAAACTTGAAGACGTTGTGCACGAAATATTTGAAGAAGAAACAAAAGAATTAAAAGAAATATTATTACAAAAAGAAAATATTATAATAGAAATTAAACAAACGACCCAACAAATATTAGACACTACCAAGAGAGAAAGTAAAAAAGAAATTGAAAAAGCAATTGTGCAACAATTTCCAGTTAATACCGAATGTATTTATTTTGGTACTATTGATGATACAAATGAAGCAGGTGAAACATTAATAAAATTTGGTCATTCCAATGATTTGGGGTCACGTATTTCATACCATCATACAAATTCATATAAAAATTTTACTTTGGTAAATGCTTTTAAAGTTCAAAATAGAACTGAAATCGAAAATCTCATTAAAAATTATCCAAAAATTAAAAAACATTTGCGCAAAATTAACACAAATGGAAAAAATAAAACCGAAATTATTGCATATGATTCAAAATTTACTATTGATAGATTAACATATTATATTAAAGAAATAATTCATTCAAGAACATATAGCATTGAAAATTTTAATAGATTACTTATTGAAAATGAAGAAACTAAAAATAAAAACACAGAATTATTACAGAAAATAGATATAGAACATAACAAAATTAACGACCAAACAATAGAAATAAATGAACTAAAAGAAATAATAAAAAAACAAAATGAAGAACTTACAGTTATTGCACAACATAACAAGTCAGTGTTTGAAATACCAAAAGAAGATGATTTGACAATAAAATTTAATGAGTTTATAAACAAAATGTGTATTGTAAGAAATGACGTGGAAGAGTCTTCTGTTAATATGGAAGGTCAATTTCGCATTTGGAATAGAGAAAAACCAAAAAAAGAAATATTTCACGCATTAAAAAATTATTTAGACACACGATTTAAACCGTCACGCCTCGCTATCCAAGATAAAGACCAAATTGTTTATGGATATATTGGAGTTAAATTAAAAGAAATTAATTATAAAAAAATATATCCATCTCCTGTTCCAATTGAAACATTTATTTTTCAGGTATGTAAATTTACACCAAACGGAAAAATATTAAATTCTACATTATTAAATGAATACAAAAGATGGAAACAAAGTGTTAATATAAGTGAAACCGAAGATGATATGAAAGAAATAAAAGAATATTTAAACAAATCCGAGTATGCAATCAAAGCAACCGTATGGACTACAGAAGGTTCAAATGAGGGATATTATGGAGTAATATTAAAAACAAATGAATATAATCATAAAAAAACATCATCCACTGGGAAAAAAGTAGAAAAAAGAGAATTAAAAACAAATAATTTAATTTGCAAATGGGAAACTATCGCAAAGGCATCAGAATCCGAACAAATGTCTGCTGCAAAAATGAGTAGGAGTATAAAAAATAAAACAATTTTTAATGATTTTTTTTATTGTTCTGTTTAATGGATGATAGTATTTTTATAAAAAATTGGTCTTACCATAATCAACCTTTTTCCCCGACGATAGTAACGGTCGTTGCGGATATCCATTGTCTTTTAAAAATGTCCCCATTTTTGTCACTAAATCACCCATTAAAGCGGTTTCCTTTATCATTGTCAAGAATGCATACGTCATCGCACCCGACGCCATTGTTCGTCCATTGACTGGTGCAACCGTATCCGCGCTAGTTTGTTGGTCGGTGCAACCACTTATCATGTATACATCACCTGCAGTTTCCGATTCATTTGTATTGTCGGGGTATCCATATGTATAACGCAAGTCCAGCACAGTTCCGCTAAAACAACTGTCAAAAAGAGCCACCAATTTTGCTCCAGGTTTTAATGTATTGCGTATTAATTTGTTTAGTTCGTCGTCTAAAATGCATGTATCGAGTGTGAATCCATCTATCGGCATAATGAGTTCATCTTGGCCATCTTTCTCATCACCGTTAAAATCCGTACTGCAGGTTCCGTGACCGCTAAACATGAAAAATGCGGTGTCTCCAGATTCTGTATTGGATAACAGTGTTTGCAAACCTTTCAAAATGTTTTGTTTGGTCGGTTTTTCAGACGTTTCGTCATTTAATAATGTTACGTTTGTAAAATTATATTTATTTTTCAGCAGATCTTGAATATTTTTGGTATCATTAATGCATCCATACAATTCGTTCACAGTTCCTGTATAATTTATTCCGACCAAAAACGCTGTTTGTTTTTTTCCAGAAGCAATATCCTGCTTATATTTGTCATTTAATTTTTTTAAATTTGTGTTTGATGCATTAATTACGCTATTGATTAGATTTTTTTTCAATGCATTACTTATTCGCATTAAATTTATTTTACGTATTGTTGCATTCAATTGTGCTTGAAGTAGGGAAACATTTGCATTGTATATTTCGGTGACCGTTGGCATTATACAATATGTATATAAAAAACCGAAAATGTGTAAAAAAAAATGATGGGATAATCACTAAATAAACTATATTAAGAAACCACACTTAGGACCTCACGTCTGCAGATAGGACAATTGCTACGACTTTTCAACAAGGATTCGCAACAAGATTTGCACATACAAAGATGCCCACATGGTACGAGAATTTCAGTGGAATTTTGATCCATACAAATAACACATTCGGTGATTTCATAGATTCGAAGACTGCTCATATCCAGTTTTGGAACAATCTTCATGTTTGTGGTTTTGATTTGATAGAATGCCTGTGTGTTTGGACGTGAAACCAACACAATATCGTCGGACCCGATTTCGTAGAAATACCCGTCTTGACGAACATCTTTGGGAAATTTGCAGTTCAAATTATTGTTGTAGACATTTGTATATACTTTGCCTTCGGTATCTGTGAAACTGAAGAATTTGATTCTTAGTTTGCTTTTTTCCTTTATACATTGAAGTGTGATCTTTGACATTTTTATTGTAAATTGCGATTTCTTTTTTTGCAGATAAACGTACTTATTAATTATATAAGGATTTTGCCTTATATAATTTGAAGAACTACATTTCCCTATAGTAAGTAAGCATATAATACCCTTTCGCAAAGTTCCACGTTAGAAGTTTACCCCCGTCTTCTGATCCCTTGAACTGCCATTTAAAATCAGTGTTTATTTTGTCTTTCCAATCCATGTAGGTGAGTCGGTGGAAACTCATCCCGTCATACGCCATCTCCTTCTTCTCGCACGTCAACAGCGAAGAGAAGTGATTTTTTGATGTGTCTCGAATTATGCAACTATCAAGTGCATATTTTGCACCATTTAATACAAAACTACTTTGCTTATTTGTAGTTGGCTCATTATCATTGAAGAACTCTAAAACAATTACGTCAGGTAGTTTACCAACCATTTTTTCTTGAATTTGAAATTGCCAATTAACGTTACAATCTTGCAAAAATAGGACATCCAAATTGCGATTTCCCAAATAATTAATTAAACTAAGATAATATCGGATTGGATTGCCTGCTTCATCCACGTCGCGAATATAATAGTATTTGTCTTTGTATTCTTCCGGAATGGAATTGTAGATTTTCTGGATAATAGCATTTGTGTTTAAGATATAAGCGTATTTGTTACCAGTTAAACACGCATCAATTGCATAATTGAAAAGTGCAAACCCGTCTTTCAAAACCTGTGGCACCAGATTACCGCCTTTTTGCTTCCCTTCAATCATCATCTGTCTTAGAAAATGGAAGAATTTGCGTCCTTTGTCTGAAATAAACAATGACACAAACATTGTGTTGAACCAGCAATTAGCCAGTTCCTGAATTGGTGGAACAATTTTGTTGGGGTCCACGTGTTTATTTGCTTTCAGATTTCTCAGCATGTATTTTTTGGCGATGGGGTCATCATATGGGTAGCAGGTTTTTTTACCGGACTTATCTGGGACACCAATTTTTAACGGGGCTTCCAGTAAGAAGGCGCGCTCATTGTTGCAATTGAACACGGGGTTTCTCTGAACCGATTTCAAAGAAACAAGTTCTTTGTTAATAGACGGACTATACGAACTTGCATTTTCATCAATTTTATTATCAATATCTTTGCTAATTTTAACAATTTTTTGGGGTGTTCGGTGAGAAAGAAGCAAAATTTCATTATTTTGTCTTTGTTTCTTTGTTTTATTTTGTTTGGTGGGCAATTTATTCTGGTTTGTTTTTTTCATTTTATTATATCAGTAGATTTTTTCATAGTAATGCATCGGCCAGTTTTTTCATTTCTTACTTTTCCTTCCGGACAATCTTTGATTTTTTTCACACTAATGCATCGGCCCGTTTTTTCATTTCTCACTTTTCCTTCCGGACAATCT